GTAGATCAGCCCAATTCCAGCCTCTCTCCCAACACAGGAAATCTCACCAGCAAAAGCATCACACTCTTGAGCCATCTTTTTCTTTTCCTTGTTGGCTCTGAAGTGATCAGGTGCTATTTGGGCAGCCTCATCAATGAGCACTATTCTCCATGGGTAGATCTTTGCTGTATGTCGATTTCCAGAGTCCCATATTTCACTTGATCTGAGGTTCATCTCTTCGACTGCATCTTTTAGGATGGTATAGGCATGAGCTAAATTTCGTCCAATGGCTTTAATGTGGGGAATATTGCGGAATGGAAGAAATGAGAATCCTTTGAGGTCAATGATATAGATTTCTATTTGGTCTGGAGAGAATCGAGTGATGAGCTGGTAGATGATCCACCTGATTAAATCTGTTTTACCATATCCACTCATTCCACCTATCAAAAGATGAGGAACACGGAAATCATGAATCACTGCTTTCATATCCCGGGTGAATCCAAGTAAAACCTTTCGATCATCAACCACGTTCAATAGGTCATGAGAATAGTCGATCCTATCAGGAAAGTCTTTTCTGATCACAGAGACCACGACAGCTCCACCTCTGTTCTGGATCTCTACATAGGCACCCACTGATGCTGAGATGGAGTCCGTTTCCTGCTCTAAATCCTTGACACTATAACCAATAGGGACCTCATAAGCGAAATCATAAGTAAAATCCGTTTCTTGCCATGCGATCAACGACCAAGGTTTCACTGCTCCATCTTTGTTCTTGCCATTTGGAACTCTGAGTTTCATGATCTGCTGAATCCGTTTGTTTAAATCATGCAACATGGGGATCACCTCCAGAGATGTCTTGGAGGAGTTAATTCTCTGATGAGATCTCCAAAGATACGCTCAGAGCCATCAAACCACCACCATACAGCCATTACGATCAAGCACCCAATGAGCAGATCAGCATTCTCAGTAATCCATTCTTTGATGGTCTTTGCTTTGGGTTTTTCACCTTGAACCCATTGCCCATTTTCAAAATTAAATTTCATAATTTTACCCTCTTTCTGATGAATATTTTATGGATGAATTGGGCAGAGCGATCATTCACCCCCTCTCGAGCTCTCCCCCACGCCCTCCCCTCTCTTCGTTCGAGGGCTTTTAAACCTAGATTACTTTCTTACCTTGTCAATCCTCCAGCAGCTCTCTAACCACTTGATTTATACATTGGATATAGATCCTGTTGTATAATCCTTACGGATGATTTGAGGATTTGGAGAGGATTTCTGAAGGATTACTAAAGGATATACAGATAGCTTGTTTGAGTTACATTGTCCCAGAAAATAAATAAAAAAAGACTCCTATCTCTAGGAGTAGTCATTGATAATACGGTATATCATGAGCTCACATTCGTTCGCTTTGCCTCTGTAGAAGTGGTAAGCATCTTGAATCCCTCTGGCTCTGTATTCCCTCCCTAAGCCTTTGTAGAGCTCCACATCTTTCTCTAGCTTCTTGATTAGTGATTGCTTTTGTTTCTTGGTCATTTAACCTCACCTCACTAAACACTATGAAGGATGAAAAATGTCCTATTCCACATGCATGAAACAAAATTATTTTAAATACGTATTAACTATAAAACCATTGGAGGGATCACTGATGTTTAATTTATTTGGAGGAAAGAAAGTAGACCCGAGGGAGCAAAGAATTGAGGCTGTGATGAATCAATTTAATTTCACTAAGTTCAACAGGAAAGCATTCATGCCATACCTGAAGAATCTGCTTAATCATATAGATGAGAGTGAGAAGATCGAGCGTATTATGTATGGGTTTGATTCTTTGACCGCTGCCACAGCTAAACAGGTGGTCACAGCAGATAAGAAAATAGTGGAGGCTTTCCCCTATGATAAGATCACTGGAGTTGAGGCTGGCGTGATGACATTCCAGCTCCATACAAAGGGAGGGACGGTCAACATCAAGAGTCATAATGTCAACATGGGAAAGGCTGAAATGGTGGCTTTTATTCGAGGAAAGATCATGTAAATAAAAAAAAGACCCCGGGAGATCCCCGGGGTTTTATTATTTGATCTCAACCTGTTTATCCTGATCATTCCACACTACTTCTTTACCGAGTAATTCCGCAAGCTCCCTCACAGGAACAAAGGTGACTCCATCCAGAATGATTCCTCCCACTTGCTTCTCCCCTGCTTTCACGACTGTTGTAGCATCAAATTTCATATTGATCTCCTCCTTTGGCTCTTCATAGTTTGGGATATCTACGTTTTCAGGTGGTTTTCTCCCTGCACATAGATCATTAATACTCAATCCAAATGTGAGCTGGAAATGAGGGATATCCCGATTACTCGGTTCCCATCTGGCTCCACTCTCTAGCCCTAACCCTTCCCCTAGTTCAACCGTTGCCATATATCCCGGGTGATCATCATCCCAGATGCAGTCTGATCCATCATCATTAAGAATGGCAAAATCAAAAGCGAGACCGAAATTGTGATAGGATCTCTTCACCCATGTCACCACTGGTCCCTCTGTCGTTCTGCCTTGAGCGTATAATTTTTCCTGCTCTTCGATGGTCCTCAAAGCCTGAGTGATTTGGATTGGATACCCTGCTTTATATGCTCTTTTGATGAGCTCGAACGCTCTCACTTGGAGAGCAGGGTGCAGGGTGAGAATCCTTTTCTCACTACGTTTTAACAATGCTAATAACTCGATCACTTCTGCTCACCCCTCGCTTTCAATGCCTCCACAGCTTTAGTCAGCATAGGTGGTATTGGGAAATTCCCTCTCACTGCATTCTCCAGAATAGAAATGGCTTCATTAGACAAATAAAAAAAGATGGTCCCATTCATCAACAGAGAACCATCTCCCATAACTCGATCTACTAAGTGAGCCATCGCAATCACTAAGAATATAAACACCTTTTTGACTATCCCAACAAAGCCCACTCTACTTGATAATGTCCCTGTGATCCATCCAGCTGCTAAGCCTGTTATGTAATCGAATAATACGAATCCAGCTAAGACGGATAACAACTCATTCCACCCCCCAAAGCAATAAGATGCAATAGAACCAGCCACAGCGATAATGACATTTAAAATCTGGTCTTTGCTCATTGTTTCCCCCTGTTTAAGAAATATTGTTCAATGCTGCCACCAAATCATTTAAAAGATATGCGTATATAGTCCCTCCACTCGATGCTGTCCCATGAGTGTACGGTGTGGAAGAATATGCGTTCAACGTATTAATAAAAGCATTTGCAGCTTGGTTATACATGAACGCAAAAAAAGATCCATCTCCATATGGTGCTGATGTGAATGATATAGTTGCTTGACCTTTATAAGTTAAAAATTGATTGATTCTATTTGTGAAAGAGTTCCATTCTGTCGCTGTTAGGTTGAATGTCTGACCTGATGTTTTGACGGTATCCCACGCAAAATTAGATGGTCTGTTGCTGGTTGTCAGAGTGGAAACTGACGAATAATTACTGTATAAATTAACGCTATTGACGGTGAACATTGTCCGAGCTTTAAATTTATAGGTTGTGGTGGCTCCCAGCCCTGACCATGTGACGGTTTTATTCCCAGCATTAAATTGATCAAATGAGATGAACTTGGTGTCTATATAGTTTGAGCTGGCATCATATCTCTCCACTTGGATCTCGGTGAAATTCCCTACTGGTGATGCTACATTGGCAGTTATGGAAATCGAGCTCTGGGTAGTGGTTCCGCTGATCGTTGGTGGCTGTGGTAAAGTAGTAGCAGCATTTTCAGGTCCATAATTCCCTGTTCCGGCAGAATTGACTCCAGCGTATGAGATATAATAAGTCACCCCATATTGTAAGTGACCACAATAAATAGCATCAATATATTGGCTTGTTACATAAGTAGTTACATTATCATACCCTCGTCTGATTTTCACACTATATGAATCAGCTGCAACGATTTGTTGAACTTGAACGTACAACGTATCGCCCGACCGACCATCCCCATCCATGTTGCTGTCAAGAGTTGGTGCTGTTGTTGGTGTTGCTGGCACAGGGAAAGATAATGTCTGGATGTTTTCTGTTGCTGTCCAGTAGTTCTCAATAGCTGTATAGTTCACAGGCATTAAAAAATAACCGTTGTTCCCGAATGAGAAACCCCAGTTATTATGGCAAATCCAATAGTATTGACTTCCAATTTGTGTCCACCCTCTAATGATGACAACGTGATTATCATTAGGAATGGAAAAATCATCTGGTTTCTTGACAGAATAATTTGAGTTTAAATTGAACGTCCAAAAATTATAAGCTTCTCTTAATTGAACGAGAATTACGCCATTTGATTGTAAAGCAGAAATCAAGGTGGATATATTAGATTGTGCTGGACTGTATTTGGTCCAGCTTGCTATTCTGCTTTTTCTGGCATTGGTGATAATATCATTGTATTTACTTGCTACACGATTCTGTGCTCCAGTATTGCTGTATCCATTAGCATCCCAATTGTAATACATCATGTTATCTGGGTATGGCATATCAGACAACTCGTTAAATAATGAAACTCCATCATTTTGTAGCTGTCTGAGAGCTTCATCCACAAACATTCCACCATCACCTTGGAAATCACTTGATAAGCGATTACCGAACACCCACGAAACAGAATAACGGACACCACTTACACCAAATTTCTTATAGTAGAATGTTTCCATCATGGATGTGAGTGCTTCCCCTACACAGTTTCCTGCTTGTCTAGTGTTAGAGCGAGTGTATCCTGTGCCATTCCATTCTTGCACATACTGGTCTTTAGTTCTCGGAACATATCCATTGTCCCAACTACTAGAGGGAAATGATGGTGTTGATTCATTTGTTGCCGTTACATAATTAGAGAATGTGGAAAAATTGTCAGTACTTGCAACACAATCCACTGTTAAGTTATTGACATCTGCATTTGTTCCACCCAATGTAAAATAAACAGTTTTACTAGCTCCACCATTATATGTTCCAGAATAATTATTTAGCCATCCAATACCTTGAGCAAAGAATCGAAAATTAACAGTTTGCCCATCGGATACACCAGAAGTACTAAAAGTCACACCTACAGCTACAGGAAGTATCGTTCTATCTATTACTGCTGATATTAACGTGATAGATGCCATAGTTATTCACCGTTGCTTTCTACTTCAATAGACGTAGCTTCGATAATCTCCATGGGTTTATCACTGATGGCTCCACCAGCTCCATATTTCCCATTCATTTGATCACCACCCATCACCCGAATTTAGCTGTGATATTTAAACCTGTCACAGTAGCACCACTGAAATCCCATGTTCCATGAGCCCATGTATTAGATCCGTTAGAATTCAATAAATCAAGTAATGTTCCAGAACCTGAGTTTGCTTGCAAACTTGTACTTGATGCGTTGTTTCTGACTCTGAAAAATTCTATTCCTCCATGAAATAGAGATAGATCCCCATAATCTCCACCCATAGTGCCATATGTTCCTGAATCTCCATTTTTGCGAAGCTTCTCAGCTGGAAGATTAGCGGAATCGATTTGATTTGCTTTGATTGTTCCTGCTGTGATGCTGTTAGCATTTAGGTTAGTGACCGTGATTTCACTTGCATCCAGTGTCCCGGTTGTGATTTGGTCAGCAGATACACTTCCAGTATAGACCCCTGTGGAATCGATCTTTGTAAGTTTAGGGGAATCACTGGTCAGCATGTTTGATGGTGTATTCACCCCACTCCAATCAATAGAGCCACCATTCATATGAATGTTACCAGTGGCATCTACATAAAACTGATCCACCCATGAACCGCTGATTTTTTTCTGAATCTTGAATCCAACTGATCCATTTTGCAAGATCCTTGTAATCCCATTATCGATGGTGATTCCAGCTCCATCAATAAATGTGGAACTATCCCCGATGACTTTCACCAGAGCAGCATTCAATGTCCCTGTGTTCAAAACGTCTGCACTAAAGCCCGAACCTGTCCCGAATGTTCTATAAATCCAGTTGCCTTGAGCATCCTGTGTATTGGCGATGGCAAATATCCCCGGTCCCATATACAGAGCACCATGATCAGCAGAATTGGAATCTGTGTTCTCAAATAGCACCCCTTGATTTTCTAACACCTGTGCTGAACTATATGCCCCTGATGCTTTGATTTGGTTCTGGAGGGTGTTGATGATCCCATCTAAGAAATAGGTGTTGACCTTTCGGTTTGACTTTATCTGATCAACAAATTGTTGAGTGTCACGAAATTTATTCACGGTGTCTGCTATGTTGTCAACGAAATTAGCCAGAACCACTCTTCCTTTTTCTCTTTCGAATGGATAGTATTCCATCTCTACAATACGAGCTGAGACATTTGTGTTTAGATCCTCATCAATAACGGTGATGGTATCCCCTAACCCGAATGCCTCAGATGGTCCATATTCCACCAGAGCAGAGAGATCCACGATATCCAATTCATAAGTGACAAGTGGTTTGTCTACTGATGCCAGATATTCCAGCCCTTTTTCGGTGAGGGTTTCAGTGGTTTCTATCTCAGAAAAAGTGATTTCTCCCACCTTTAACCGTGGATAGTTCCCGGCATTGGAGCTCACCAAAGGAGTGATGGTCAAATCATCTTTCCCATGCACATAGAGCTTAGTGATCACATTGCTGGAATCGATGGTCTTTTTGATGTTTCTGATGTTCTTCCTATAACGGAATTGAACCCCGAAATCATTTCCGATCTGACTATATAAGCCCACCGTGAAGTTATCAGGCAACACCTCACAATCAGCCAGAGCTATGATGTGATTAATAGCTTTGACTGCTGACCACTTTTTGGCTGTGTATTGGTGGGATGATGTCAGATGAGAATCCCCTGTGAATCTGGTCCCTGATAGCAGCTGATCCAGTATAAGTTGAGTGGTCCCATTTTCAATCTCTAAGCTCTCGATATACTCATCCAATAGCTCAAAGAAAATATGCTCACATGAGATCACAGCACTAAGTTCATTAGATTCTGATCGTTGCTCTTCTTTCTTTCGGATGATGTAAAGCTGATCATCTACCTTGATAAAGTTATCTACTTGGATCAGGCTGTATTTTTCATCATCAATGGGATAATTAAAGGTTAATGTCCATTCTGCGTTGATCTTCTTGTAAATGGCTACATCATACGCATTTTGCAAAACTCCAAGACCATAACCCAGATAGTCAGTGTCGAATTTGTCATAAACGATTAACACGGTTTCTCACCTCCTTATAAAAGAAAAAAGACAGGGATTTAAGCCCCTGTCGTTTGCTCTGCGATTAGTTGAGATCTATATGGTTCTGGCACCTGATCGATGGTCATTCTTCCACTGCTCACCATGTATCTGTAATAACTAAGCATTTTTCAATCCCTCCACCTCTTGTTTTAGTTGGTCAATCTGCATGAGCAAATCTACCACAGTCATCCCTAAATTATCGACATCACCAAAAACCATTGCCACGCCCATTCCGAGATTATCAACATTCTCCCTGTTGATCACCCTGTCTGCTCTTTCAGCAGCCTCAGCAGCTTCTTTGAATGGGAGAACGTCCCAATAATTGAATTGGGTATGGTCCTCATCAAAGCTCACTGTCTTGGATTCGATCACATCTTCCATGATCATTTCCAATCCTTCCACATAACCAGCATCATCCATGGTGATCTCTAGTGCTGGCTGTGGTTCAGTGATGGTGATGTCCTCGGTGATGGTCTTGTAATAGAGTTTTTCACCGTGTTCATTTTCTTTGTGGAATTCCCCTGCTTCAGATGTCCAGCAGAGGATAGGATCACCAGATGGCACCTGTTCCCCTGTTTCCTCATCCAATACAGTCGGTTGATAAGACACTTGCTTCCCATCAGCACCCATCAGAGGGATTCTGGTGGATCTCATCTCAATCACTGGTGAATCTGTTTCCTCTGTGGTGATCTCCTGACGAGACTGAGGGATCACCGTCTCGATGTCTGGCTGAGTAAGAAGGAACAAAGGTTGATCATCTTTCATCTTCGGTTTGCTCACCGTGTATGAAAGGGTTTTGCTCAGTCCCACCACTACAGCCACCATTTCAAATTCAAAAGAAGAAGGTGGACGATTAACGCCCACCACTTTTAGGTTTCTGGAATCGATTAGTATATTCATTTTAGCTCAATCCTTTCGCCAAAGGTCTGCCCTCTACCCGGAATAACACAGCCTGACTTCCCACTTGACCAGCTTCAGCCACAAGCGAAGATGAACGGTGTTTAATCGCCAAATACACTTCGCTATTCTTCAGCACTAAGAACGGTACAAAGTTCACGAATTTCCCTGCACTTGTCAACGTTGGATCAGTCACTAGGTAAGCGACACTTCCGCTATCTAATAACGCAGTCTTGGCATCTTTAAAGCTCGATGTGGTCCCTTCTAAGCCTGTTGACAATGGCACCCTCATAATCGATGGGGTCACACTCTCATTCGCCTGTGGAACCGATGTGCTGAGTCTCTGTCCTGTGTAATCTCCACCACTGTACAATGAGCCGAAAATCTTGTTGATGATATTTTTGTACTTATCGTAATTGACTCCACTGAAAGTCTCTGATTTTCCAGATGCTTCACTGGTGATATACATCCAATCAGGACGTTTCAACAGAGCATCAGGGACCAGTGAATTATCACCCTGCCATGGGACATAGCGATAGTACAATGATACCCGATCCACTCCACCACCATTTCCAATGCTACGATAAGAGATAGCAGGGAACATGGTTTTGATTTCCTTGGTCTGTGGGTTGACCTTAACCACGTTGGCTTTGATGTAATCGACCTGATCGCTGAGAGTCACCGTCAAGTTGCAGTAATCCACGAAAAGTGAACTTGCGTTAGATGCTGATGCAGGGTAGGTGCTGTGAACAAGGACATACATCTTTTGATTGTTCGTAATATATGACGCTAAATCACCTGCGTTGATATTCGGACTTAAAGCAGATGGAGAACTAGATGTATTGGTAACAGCCGTATTCCAGTTAGAACCTGCATTATACCACGCTTTGATACTTGCCCCATTCGCCAACGCTCCAGCATTGTCTCCCTGTCCATAAAGAACAGCATTTGCAGTCAATGAACGCAACATCGCTTTAAACTCTTTCAAACTCATGTTGCTATTAGGATCGTACTCAATCAACATCTGAGCGTATTGTCCTACTGTACTTGTTGACCTTGAATACAACACACCGTCTTGCTTGGATAAACTATCGTATCCAGCTTGATCGATCTCTTGCGTGAATGTGCTAGGTGCATCGAAAGTCGAAGCGTATTTGTAGTAGATACGAATAGGATTCTCCGTCATACTTCCAGCACGTTTGCCCAACCCATTTAAAATTTTCTTTTTATTGCGTCCTGCTGACCAAGAAGTAGCAACTGTCCCTGTCTGTATTTTGAACTTACCTGTTCTAAATTCGTTACCAGCAGATTCATAAAATCTGATATTACTATCACCGACAGTAGTAGATTGGTAAACAAAGACTAAGGTTTGTGTTGAATTAGCTTTCACCACTTGGCTTGTTGGAGTTAACCTGACTGTACCATCTGCGCCTGTCTGTGAATTAATCGTAATATCCGTTCCATTCGGATTAGTAATTTCGATTGAATAAGTGTAGTATCCAACCTTTCTACCAATGAACGAGTATTCGATTCTGTTGGCACTACTGTTTGCACCTGTTACTTTGATTAATCCTTGGTTAAGAATTTGTAACGAAGCAGCCCCAATTGCATAAACATCAGAGCCAACATCCACTGGAAATGCTTGATTATTCAAGGCTAGATTTTCTGATAAAACAGGCATTTGATTCTCAGGCTGGAACACGGTGTATCCTGTTTCTGCAACATTTAATTCAACTTCAAGCTCTACAAAATCCGTGTAAATAGTGGATGCGGTCACTCCGTCAGATGGATCAGCATATGCCAAGAAGTGAATAAATCCATCACTTTGTACTCTTGTTGAAATAGATGTAATTGAAGAAATGACCAATTTAGAAACCGCACTTGAATTGCCTGTGCTGTTAGATAAATTTGTCCAAGCTCCATTATCCCACACTTGCAAAGTAGCATTATACCCTGATGGTTTACTACCGTATCCCCACCAATTACAAGTAATCTTGCTCACATTCGCACTGTTTTTCAACCACGCCACCTTATCCGCAGTCGTCAAGCATCCCACAAATGCGGTTTCTCCGTACTTGTCCTCGATTAAGCGAATGAGGTCGTAGGAGAATTTCATTTCTGCTTGTTGCAGATTAGAATTAATTGACCACGAAACATTTGAATTATCTAAGCTATATAGCGTAGGGACTTGGGAAGAGTTCATTTCAGTCCAAGTGCCTGACGGAGCAATCAATGAAGTTGCGTTTCCATAACTAGCAATATGCGGAATCAAGTCAGTCGATCCGCTTACCTTACCATCAAAATTCGCCTTAACACTTACCGTATTTCCACTCACATGACGTTGCCCATTCACTTCCACCAAATCCACGTTCACAGGCAAGTTTGCAAGCCCTTTGCCTGACGGATAGTTGACACTATATTTGAATAAAATGTCACTTTGATTTGAAGATGGTGGTGTCGTGATTGTGTACGTTGCTGTCTTGGTTCCAAGTCCCGACCATGTTCCTACGATGCCTGTGGCTGTTACGACAGGAGCAGAAGATGATGTGGTGGTTTCAACTACCATTGCACCGACCCAGAATTGAGATCCAAATGCACCAGAATCAACAGTGATTGTTTTATTATTCGTATCTACTGCTGTAATCGTTTTTTGTGCAGAAATAGAACCTGAAGATGGATTCCAAATAATCACAGTATCGTTTACTACAAATTTAGAAACGTCATCCAATGTCAATGTTGTAGTTTCATTAGTCCCGATTACTTTTGAACTTCCAGTATCACTATCAATAACCCCACTAATGACCCCATTGTACGATGTAAATTTAATCGTATCATTCGCAGCCCACTGTCCAGCAGTCGCCTGAGTTACCGTGATATGCTTCTGAGGTGTCATCAGAGCTTCTACTCGATCCGTCACAGTCTCGCTAATCTGAGCATCACTAAACGTCTGTCTGTGCGAGTTGAACGATTCTGTGATGTAGTTTTTGGATGTGCCGACAGCGTAATCGTAAGGGATGTAGAAACGTCCGAATGGGACGAATGAGTTGGCTGTTGAGCCTTGTTCTAATTGAGCGTTCGAGAATGTGAATGATGCAGAGCCTTGGTTATTCATCCAAATTCTCACTTTAACAGTCCCAACAGGGAGTGAAGAATATGTTATGACTGCTGTTCCTGTAGATGTTGTGATATATCCATTTACCGATCCTAAAGCGACATTACCGCTATCTCTAGCCTCAATCGTGACATACGGACGAACTGAGGAACTTGAGTATCCTGTCATTGAAGCAGATAAAGTCAATGTCTGACCAGCAGTAGCAGGAATGTCAATAGTGCTAGATTTGAAGTCGCCTGTCGCACTTAGGCTCAATGAATTTGGACTTGTAACAGTTGCCTGCGAGTTAATTGTCCAGCCACTATCATTGAATGGTGGCAACAAATTCTCCACAAAATTCACAGGTGAATCAGTGTAAGGGAATAAAATGGAAATTTTATCGCCACCAGTGTAGTTGGCATCTACATCGATTAGGTTGTAATCAGACGATGAAATCTCATAAATACGGATTCCATCAACGTAAATGAATTGTCCTGACGAACCTGCCAATCTTACTCCCATCTCGAATTTAACTTTACCAGAAATATCAGACGGAGCAATCTTCTTATAGGAAACTCCATAAGATGTCGAAGTAACAGAAGAACCCAACACCTCAGAACCATTGTTAAAATAAAAACTTGCACTAGTGGCTGTTCCGTTTTTAATTTCCGCAACAGCAATATAGTATTTCGTCGCATCTAGTGAACTTAGAATGTTTTTATACAAATATGCTGACGTTGGGTTACTACTTGTTAATTTAATGGCGTTTGAACCGTATTTCATATTTGCAGAGTCTAACGCAATAGAACCTAAAGAAGTGTTCCAAGAGCCAACACTCTCACAATTCCCATCCATCCCCAACAGATTCTTCAACGCCACAACCGTTCCATCTGCTCTCTTGATGTTCACCGACTGCAAATCCTGAGCAAGACCTAGAGGTGCTTTTTGCAAGTTGAAATGCTCTTTATACGCTGTTTTCGTATCCTTTGTGACCAACTCACCACGTTCGGCTTTATCCAATGTTTCTTCGAGTAACGATTGAAGATTGTAGGATGAACGTGCAAGGTGGCGAAGGTCGATGATGTCATCTGCTTGGATTATATTGGAGTAGGCTCCGTCTGGACGGTCACTTGTAGTTTGGAAAGTAGCACCAGTGTAATTTTGCGTTGTGCTAACAACACTCAATAAAGTTACAGTGGTTTGAGTTGAACCTACACTAATGGATTGAATTTGACCTTTTAAAGATCCACTTGAAGTTTGAATAAAGTCTCCGACTTTCCAACTTAAAGGAAACTCAGAGTTGTTAAATAATATATTTCCGGTTTGGTTTGGATTAATATTTACAGCCGAACCAGAACGTTCAATGGCACTCGCATAATCCCTAGCACCCGATAAATTGGTATTTTTATTCCATCCTCCGCTGTTGCGTCTCTTGATGCGGAAAAGTGGGATTGCGTAGGAATAACCATCGTAAGTGGCTAAATTTGTTTTTGATGTGGAATCTCCACGCCCACAAACCAATAATCCAACATCATCAAAAGATATTGTCCCAAAAGCCGAAAAGGATGCTCTTTGAGTATTGTTGAAGAAGTTAGTCCTTAAATCGGCTGAAGTAGGGATTGCAAGAGGTGAAGAATTTCCCCCTTGTGCTGTTATAAAGTAGTTTACATTGCTATTTCCTCCAGAAGAACTTCCGTCAGTAAATCCGTCTACTTTATAAGTCCCAAAATCCACCCCTGCCACCGTTCTCAAACGCCAGCTCATATCCACACCATTACCGTTGGCAGGGAAATAGCCCTCTAGGAATACGAGGTCGTCACGACTAGAGAATGTTGGGGGTGCTGGAAGGGTAATAAGACCAGCATCAGTAGGGTATACATTGTTCACTTTACTAACATATACTTTATACCCATTTAGCATGGCATTAAATGGATTAATTTGTATTACATTGATTGCTTCACTATATGCACCATATGCGTAATTATATTGTCCTGAGCTTGGAAGTTTGACTTGACCATATGGCGTTGTAGTGCCTGAATTTAATGATGACTGAACTTGTGCTACATAATCCACAACCCCGCTATGCGTGAGAGTGCGTTGGATGTTCGCTTGTGCGGTGTTGATGGCTGTATCCACTAGTTTCATGGCAGCGATATCGGTAGCGTTGGTGTTCGCCTTACCTTCGATCTCTCTGGTGTACGTTCCGAGAGTAGCACGGGCAACATTATCGGTCCCTTTTCGAGCATCTACGATTTCCGTATTGGAAGAACCGCTATTTGCTACGATGTTCGTCACATCAGACTTGAGCTGATCGATAGCACCTTTGACAGTGGTTTGTCCTGTGACAGATCCTGAATAGGTGATGTTTTGAGCAGGGTGATCTGTCGTGCTGGCTTTGTGTGCATTTAACTTTGATTCGATGTCGGTCTTATTGGCATCCACTGTATTGGTCAGAACAGTGTCTCTTCCAATGGACTCTCCTTCTTTGACATTGATCTTAGTGTCTAATGTGGTGTAGTTAGCATCGATCTCAGCATTGGCATTAGCGATATCTGTATTTAGAGCATCAAGGTTAGAATTTACTTTGGGATACATGTCCCTCAGCTTGTCTCCACCTTTTAAATGGTCAATATTAGCCACTAAAAACCCTCCTTTATATAAACTTAGGTGCAAACACGAAATCAATGGTGCAGTTTAATCCTGTGCCACTGATGGTGATGCTGTTGTCACCCGGGATGAGAGTAAGGAAATCCCCGGTCACGAATGATAATTTATTGTCAGAACCTTGTTTAGCAGTCATCTTGTCATGGTCAATGGTCAGAGTGTTGCTGCTCATTGCCTCAGAAAAAGAAAAAGTTTTCCCATTAGCACTGATTGTCAGTGTGGAAAAACTTCCTGTGATGTTGGTTATTGGTGAGACATTCATGGTCCCATAATTGTTTACAGAAATTGTCCTTTGTGATGCCACTGTGAAAGAATACTCATTAGGATCTAGATGAATGTCAGAATCTAAAATGAGATTACTATCCAGCTGTGAATCTCCTGCATTCTGAATGGAATAAGCAAAGGGATCAAAAGCAGTGAGAGCAAGAGTGAATTTCCCGAGCTTGAGAAGTCTTTCCAAGGGGATCATGGATGTGATTCTCACTTTGTAAAGTTTATCTGGCTCATAGTCAAAAATCAGATCCAGCTCTCTAGGCTTTCCATCCCCATCTAGTAAATGAGCAGCTAAATCCCGGGCTGTTTTCTGGACTCCATAAACATCTGATGCAATGATGGCACAGGGGATCTCAATCACTCTCTCCTTTAACTGTCCACCAAAATAAAAAGCTCCATTTCTACCCGGTATCTGGACAGATTGACTCGAGATATCTGGTAAAACTGGACTTTTTAAATCTGTTAATACGATCAGCCCTAATTCGTCAGCTGTTTTTCTTCCAAGGGTTATCAAATCACCTCACCCCCATTCCTCTCCCTTTGCTTTGTGTCAAGTTGTATAATTCTCTAGCAATGGCTTTGATGTCAGAATCACTTCTCACTTGGATCACAGCACCCTCGAATAAGCGATCAAAATTAAAATGATTGATTTCTGATGATTCGCTCTGAGTGGCTGCTGCTGGAGTCGATGTTGGGCTGTATGTACTAAATGGAGTGGCTGCATTCGTCACTTGACCAGATACATCCTGCAACATCCCCATGGTGTTCTTCATCCCAATAGCGAGACCTTCACCAACAAAGAAACCCACATCCATCATGACTCTACTAGGGGAGTGGATTTGGAAAATGCTCTTAACTGTATTCAATACGCTCTGAGCTACTTCTTGAGCTTTCCTAACCACAGCTCCAACAGCATTCCCTAAACCATCAGCCAGCCCTTGTAGCATGTTTTTACCAGCATCAAAGAAAGAGCTTTTCAATCCATTAAAGAAATCAAGAATCCCCTTAAAAGCATCATCCACTTTGACATAGATGGTAGTGAGCCAATCATCAAAGACATTCTTGATCCCTGACCAAAGCTCTTTAAAGGCTGCTTTGTACTTTCCAGCAATGACCCCAATGAACTTAAATATCTTCCCGATTCCCCACATCTGAATCCAATCCCATATGAGATCTATTGCATCAGAGACAATCGCTTTGACGTTCTCCCAAAGTCCAGCCCAATCACCCTTAAAGAGATTGATAAAAGCCTGACAGACATTCCCTATCAAGTCTAGTCCCTTGGAAATGACATCTTTCACGGTGTCTATGGTATCCATAACGATTGTACGGATGAATAGGAAATCCGAGTCCCATGCTGAAGCAAGAGCCTTGATCACTGCTGCTGCTGTATTCATGACGAACGTTAGGACTTGAACAAACAGATTGATTCCTGCGATGAGAGGAGGGATGAGTTGCTGAGTCACCCATGTGACGAATGTAGCCACATGATCACCCATGAGCTTCCAGATGCTTTCATTGGAGTCTTTTCCTCCCACAAATGTCCTGATCAGATCCATGAAATTAGATTTCAGATTCTCCCATGCTGGAGCAAGTGGAGCAAGTGCATTCATGATGGCATCTTTAATAGCTGTCCAAGCATTAGTCACAGCAGTTCTCAAATTCTCTGAGGCTTGCCACATCTGATTCCATACAGCAATTAAACCGACTATAATTGCTGCCACAACCATCACAGTCCCAATCACAGCTAGAAAAGCTGTTACCACTGGTCCAATGAGCATCCAGAGACCACCGAACGCTGCTGCATAAGCATTCACAGCACTGATCCCGATGGCTAGAGGAGCTAATATCAATACAAGTGGAGGAATCAACGCTAGGAATCCAAAGACCATCTGACTGAGCACTGGATTGATCTGGTTCAGACTGACAAAGAATTGACCCGCTGCTGTTCCAATATCCAAGAATGTATGAGCGATACCAGCAATCATTTCCCCGAATGGTCTAAGAGCCTCTAGCCATACAGCTTTGAATTTCTCAAAGGCTGGAGAGAGTGTTTTATCCACTACGTTAGCCAACTTAACTAATAGAGCCACTTCCCCGGCTGTTACTAGACCGGCTCCGAGCTGAAGCATCTGGATTCCCATGAGTCTAGTCCCTATTAGTGTGACCAAATCCTGAAGCTGTTTCATGTTGGCTGTTGGTCCTAATTCTCGCAAAGCTACCACAGCAGCAGATCCATTTTTAGCGAGTGTTTCTAATTTATTAGCCAGACCCAGAAACATGGGATCAAGGGATCTAAGCGGATTTCCAACTCTTTGAATGTGCTCTAATGTTTTAGCAGCTGAGTTTGTTCGTGCCATCATTGTACCAATACTCTGAAGGAAAGAGGATTTCATTCGCTCATTCCCTGCAATCATTTCATCCTGAATCTTTTTCTGCTTCTTCCCTAGCTTCTCGATCTCACTCATGAACTCGCCAGTTTTTCCAGCATACTGTTGAGCACTCCGAGTAAGGTTATCATAGTCCTCTCGAACTGCTCTGCTTGCCTCTCTCATGGCTTGCCTCATCTGTCTAGCTTGCTCAGCAGCCTCAGACCAATATCGACCTGTTCTGCTTGTAGCATCTTGAGTGTTGTTTGCCATCTGTTGAGCACTGCCTGAGATGTCATTGGCTGTTTCTCTTGCCTGTCTACCAGCCTCCTGCATACCTTGAACAAACTGCTTAACGTTCGCCCCAATCCTGACTATAAGCTCTCCCACTGTTGCCATTTATTTTTTACCTCCTTTCTTCGATTTTCTTTCCATCTCTTTCTCATGTTCCTTTTGCTCTTCTTGACGAACTAAAAAGAGAGCTTTCCATTCTGTTAATTCAACAGAGGAAATGCTCTCCAGCATAGCAGCCACAGTCATTCCGAGTTTTTCAGCAAGCTCATAATAAAAGCGTTTCTCTGAATAACTTGGCTGTTTTAGTTCTTTTTTGCAGCTTCTAGATCATCCTTGTTGAGTCCTGAAAGCTTCATAGCCACCTGTCCGACTTTCTCCAGAGCTCCACCTGATTTAGTGTTGATCATGTCACGGTCAGCAGCTTCGAAAATTTTCTCACCACTCTCAGGATCGTAAGCAGTGGCGATGATCAACATGGGATAAAGTTTTTCTAAATCCATTGCACCTGTTTTCATGTCGATACATGCAGCCATTAGATCAGATCTGTTTTTCCCATTTAGACCTTTGATTAAAAGCTCTGTTTCCCACTCAGGAACAAAAACCTTTTCCTCTTTGATATCTTTTGCAGCTAAAATCTTATCTCTTAATTTCATGACAATACTCCTCCTATAGAGCTGATACCACTCTACCGTCAATATCAGCAGAGCCCTCAAAATCAACAGATTCCTCAACCATTCCATCTGGAGAGGCTGAAATTTCATCTTTGGGGATGATTCCCCACATCTTCATATCAATATTGCTGTTATCTCTCCAGAACTCAAGCACACAGAGAGCTCCAGCTGTTAATTTATCGTAGAATGTCCGATCCACATAAAACCCACTAAGACTAGCAGAGGCGTCCTTTTGTCCCTGCTTGCGTTTAATATAATCAGTGTTGAAAGTGGTCACATCTTGGTTATCAGCCTCGATTGTGTATTTAAAATCATTCGCCTCTCCTGCTATGGAAAGAGGAAGATAAGAACCACTGGAGATCCTAACCTGTGTTCCAGCTGCTTGAGCAGATCCAAAGACCACCTTTCCCTCAAGCCTGTTGAGAGTAAATCCTGTGGAAATTGTGGTCCAAGTGGTGCCATCAGGACTCGTTTGGACTGTTTGGGATGCTGTTGGATCAAGCGCCCTCTTAGCAGTGTTGGTGATTTGGTAGGTTGTTCTAGTTCCATCTGCTGTGGTTGCCTCATTTGTGAGAGCAGCAGAGGTCCCGGATATTTTTACTATGCATTTACGTCCAATTAAAGCCATTATTCATCCCCCCTATACTAGAGAGATTGCATCTGATCCCTCAAGGTCAATAGATACCTCGACAGTCCCATCAACACCAGCAGAAACCTCAAATTTACTCACTTTTACCTCTTGCTTAAATCCTGTCGATCCGTCAGGCAAAAACTGAATAAATAAAGATGTGTCATTCAAGAAAGCTGATCTGATTGCAGCTTGTCCATTTGTGTCTGTTGGGTTATAGAATCCACCCAAACTATATGAGCCATCTTTCAGCCCTTGTAATCTTTTCACATAGTCAGCAGCAAAAGCAGTGATATCTTGGTTGTCACCATCAAAACTAGCTTTAGCATCGTTCAAATCTGCTACAGTGGTGAATGGTCCACCTGTCGCTGTTCCAACTTTAACTAATAGGGATTTGCCTTTCATTGCCATTATTGTTCATCCTCCTTGAATTCGTATTGACATTTCTTGCAGATCCAGTGTTCAGGACCACCCATGGTCGTATAGTTGATTCTTTGCTCTTTGGGATGATCACACTGTTCCTCTTCTGGATTCTCATCCAACAAAAAAAGAGCTCCATCTATTTGGGCTCTCATTGCGTACAGCATATTTATTAAGGCATTCTTATTCATTTTAGTTCTCCTGTGCCAAAAGTCGGTATCTTACAGCTACCTCTCGCACTTCTTTTAACTCCAGTTCATTACTCCAGTTCTGGCTATCTTCAAACTGGATAGATACGAGACTGTGATTGTCGAGTGGTAGTGTAGCACCATCCAAGACTTGATTCATGCGATTCAGAATGGTGTAAGCCTCTTTATTTCCTTTTTGCTCACTGTAGATATGAATAGTAGCGAGGACATTCTTTCCATTCCGAGAAAAAGTGTTCCATGGAGTCTCTATGAATCCACTTAGAACGATATAAGGGAAAGCTTGATTATCAGGGACATAATCAAATACACCTGAGATCAATGCAGTGAGATCAGGATCATTGGTCATCTGCTGATATAAAGCCTTTTGAATGTCGTTTAAAGAGCTCTTACTCATGTTGACCTCCTCACTGCTTTACTCAAGTTACTGACATATTGACCTTTATTGTGTTCGAACGCTGGAGACATAAAAGGCATTTTAGGCATGTGACCAGTTTTGGCAATAGGTCCACTCTTGTAACGTCTGCCACCCCACAATTTCCCCTTTTTGGTGGTCATCCGTTCACCTGTTCCATACTCGATCCAGTGAGCTTTCCATCCTCCGTCCCTTCTTCTAGGTCCGATTATTGCCAAAGTATCACCAGCATAGAATTTAGTCTTGATGGATCTTTCTGTTTCCCCTGTTTTGTGTGCCACTTCTGTCTTGGCATCTGACTCAATAGCACCAGCTGAGTCCCTGACCACTTCTCTGATGTCATCATTCACTTGATCTTTGATGTGAGTGAGTCTGC